GTGTCAGTGGAACAATGTCCGCAACGTCTACATTCTCCTCCACGGATTCCTTCGTCACTTCCTCGCGTCCGAAGCCGAGAACGATCAGACGGACGTGTGCATCCAAGAATTCCTCAAGATTCATGTCCTGCTTGTCGGCATCAAAAAAAGCAAGGAACTCGCGCCAAACCTTCATCTTCGGAGAGTTCGGCGTGATCTCCCTGCCCGCAATATGCAGGATTGGTGTTTCCATCGTGTCCTCCCTCATACCTGTTCGTACCACTTCGAGCCTGTCTCTGCGGCAAAGCCCGCCGCCTCCTCATCTGCCTTGGCGTAGGACAGCCCGTCCGAGAGTCGGTAGATTGCCTTTGCCGTAAGCGTCGGCGTATCAAACTGGATGCTCTCCTGCTTCGAGTTGCCGGACTCCGAGGGTTCCGTGAATTGGACTTTGTAGAACTTGGTGAACCGCTTCTTCCCGTTGCGCTTGTCCGACTGGAAGAGGACAGCGAAGTACGGCGCAACGTCATCCTTACCCGCCTTCATCACACCGTTCTCGATACTGTGTCCCAGAAGGTAAGCCGTGTATTCCAAAGGAAGCGCGGCAGTATCGAAGGTCAAATCGTAGGATGCGGTATTCGACGCCGTATCCACGGACTGACCGTCGGCAAAAAGCTCCGCTTGATTCGTCTGTGGCTTGATGTCCACCTTGCGGAGAAGTTTTCCAAGCGGAATCGGAGCTTCGTAGGTCGCCGCCCCTCCTGCCACATCGGTGAGCATCTTCGCGATATGAAGTTTCTGGATGTTGATGAACTGCCCGCTCGTAAGATTCCCTGCGGGCTTTCCCGTTGGTGTTGGACTTGGCATATTATTCTCCCTCCATTGCTGTTCTGTAATCTGTGATTTCCACGAATATATCTTTCTCAACGAACTCCTGCGTCTGCGCCCGTACAAAACCAAGCGGCAGAAGCGCATTCTGCACGGCGTGATGAATCTCCCGAAAGCGTCCGTCCTTCGTCAGAATATGGATACGCACCGTGATTCGGCGTTCCAGTTCCGCACCGTCTGCCGAGAGCGCGGGAACGTCGGAAATGACGGAATAGACAAGAATCGGATACGTCCCCGCATTGGGACTGCGCCCGTGGTAGATGCTCTTCTTTCCATACGCGAGAAGCTGCGAGAGTGTCTTGGAGCGCACAAGTGCCTGATACACCATCCGTGCCGTACTCATTTCCCTCTCCTCCGAATGGCAGACCTTACGGCATCGACGATGGCAGAACGGATACCGTCCTTCTTGGCATCGAGCGCGGGATAGAGAAACGGCTTGTTGATGCGCGGGCTGAACTCGACAAGCACACCGTAGGGAACGCCATCCTGCGATTCTGCATCTGCTGCGATCCTCCAAACGGAGCCGTCCTTCCTGCGGAGACGTTTGTGGATGGAGTCCCGCAACGCACCTTTGACCACGCGCTTATCCGTCCCTGCATAGACGGGACAGCGGTTCTTTGCCTCTGCAACCACATCGTCTGCGCCGTGTGCGAGGGCTTCCTTTGCCGCAGCCGTCGCCTCCGCGCCGAGTTCCGAAAGGACCTTCTCGGCAGAGACGAAACCTCTATATCTAGCCATCTTCCACCAACTCCCTGCATTCCAGAACGAGCCATCGCTTCTTCCCGCTGAGTGGATACGGCGGCGCAATCGGCGTGAGCGTTTTATCTCCCCAACGGATACGATCCGTCACGCGCACATCCGCACGGTAACGAATGACGATGCGGTAATCCACCTCCTGCACCTTTTCAGCGTACCCGTCGGAGATTTTCGCGGCAAAGGGCAGAACAAGCGCCCACGCCTTTGAAATCTCCTGCACCGACGATGAGCGGATATTCCCCTCATCATCCGTATCCGTCACGGGGCGCAGAATAGTGATTCGATGACGCAGTTCGCTCATGGACACTCTCACCTAAAAGACCTCCTTCCGCACACCAAAAAGCAAGGAGCGAAGCGTCAGCGCAAGCCCTCTGTGATCCGCTTCCTCTCTGTGTTCATAGAGATAGGAGACGGCATAGAGGATTGCGACCCGTACAATCGCCTGATCTTCGACCTTGGACAGTTTCTTCACACGCAGGAGAGCCGTACAAATCTGTTCTGCCGTTTCCGTAAAGTGCGTGAGGAGATCATCCTCCTCATCCCCGTCAATCCTAAGATACTGCTTGACTGCTGCAAGCGGCACAAGCATAGAACCACCTCCCCTCTTTGCCGCAAAAACGAAATTCCGTCAAATTGTTGCTGAATTTATCAGGGATTCCATACATCAGCCCTTCATCTTAAGCGTCTGCACCGCTTCCTCAAGAACGAGTTTGCCGTCCACACGCTCCTTCATAACGTAGCCGACCATGCCGTTGCCCGCAAACAGCTCCTTGAGTTCCTGCAGGGAACGTGTCCCACGGTCGCCGATGTTGTAGTAGGAGTAATCGCCGAACGCGATGACGGTCTTGCCCGCCGCGACAGCGGGCATATACGCCGAGGAGTAGACGGGGTAGCCGAGCAGACGGTCGGGTTCGCCCATCTGGTACGACGGCTGCCAGAAATACGCACCGTTCGCATCCTTGAGCTTTCGGATGCTTGCAAGGGTCTGATCGTTGACGATGAATGCCGCATTCTTGCGGTAGGGACGCTTGAGACTGTAGACGAGCGTCACGAGTTCGTCCGCCTTGATGTCTGCCGCCGCCGTGGTGACGGATGTCTTTGCCGAGGTGAGAAGCCCCTTCGGCTTGTGCGTCCCGTCGCCATTCAGGAACGCATCCTCCTCTGCATTGCCGAGTGCCTTGCCGAACTGCTCAATGAGGTAGTTCTCAAGCTTGAAGGCGTTGTCGTAGAGAAGCTCTTCCGTTACCTTGACTGCGACATGGAGCTTGTGCGCGTCGAGAACGATCTGGTCGAAGGTCGCGTCCCCGAAGGTGAGCGGCGCGCCCTCCTCAATCCACGCAGCCGCAGGTTTTGTGGCGGCGATGTTGATCTTGTGCTCCCCGCTCGTTGTGATGACCGTCGCAAGCGGACGCAGGACGTTCTCTTCATCCAGAACGTCGATCAGACGCTGATCGTACTCTTCGGGTACGAGATAGCCGCCGTTTGCATCCACACCTTCCTGCAGGACGTTCTCCACCTGCCGGAAGTTCGTACGCAGTGCCTTCAGCATCGCCGCACGGTATGCCTCGCTTGCACGACCTGTCTTCTCGGAAGCGAATCCTGCGCCCGGTGTATTGGTGATTGCCGACGTTACAGGCTTTGCAAGCTGCGCGTCAAGAATTGCCTGTCGCTCCATGCGCTCGATGTCCTTGCCGAGTGCAAGCACCTCGTTCTCCATCTGCTCGTATGCCTTTGCCTCTTCTGCCGTAAGGCGGCCGTCCTTCTCGTGTTCGTCGAGGAACTGCTTTGCCTGTTCCCACATTTCTGCACGCTTCTCGCGCATTGCCATGATCTTATCCATGTTCTTGTCCCTCCGTTAGTGTGAAAT